TTTTATTTTTTTTTTTCTCTAGAATACTATCACGATTTTTTATGTAATATTCTTTCATTTGTGTTGCTCGTAGTTCTTTATTATTATAATATCTTTCTAGGCTTGTTGCATTAATAATATCTTTATTGGTTTGATAATATTCTTTTAGTGTTCTAGTAGGTATATATTTATTAATGCATATATCTTTATTTAATTCTATGTGATATCGTTCTCTTGCCTGCAATTGTTCTTTTCTTTCACACGGGAAATCTTCAATCAATGTTATAATAGCATCTTCTAATTTGATAAGTTCAAAACTAGTTATTTTATGATATTTACCATTTATAAAACTTTTATAGGTATCTCTATGGTTGGCAATTCGTTTAGATAATGGCTGACAAGTGCTACCAATATATATTTTATTAGTGCTATCACTTGTAATTTTATATATCTTTCCATTCTTGTAATTCATTTTTGTATTAAACAGTATAGTTCCGTATTCTTTAAGTTATTTAAATTAATCAATTAAGCAACTACGCACTTTTAAAATATATAATCCATTGTAAAATATCTATAAAATGACGTTAGATACGCTATTTTCCTATATCTGGGTGGGTTTTCTTTCATTATATAAATTTATATAATGAAAGAACCCTATATAAAATGGCTTATATATTCTAAAAAGGCGTTAAATAAGCCATTTTATACATCTAATTAGATATTTTAAGATTACTTATATATTTTACAATATCATATTTCTAGATGTGTCTAGATAGTATAAAATATTTTTAATATTAATAATGTAATAAATGTAATAAATTTATAAGTACATTAAAATGATTGATTCTCTAATAATAGCAACTTTAGCCACTAGCATTTCTAGCATACTTGTAGCGGTCTATACGCACGTCAAGCATAGTGAGTGCTGTGGCGGGTTTAAATTAGATACATATAGCCCAAGCGAATTACAACCACAACCACAAATAATAATATCACAACCAGCGACCCCACACAATACACCAGAACTAAAACATTCAAATCAAACTAGTGTATAATTATTTTATTTGTTTAATGTAATAATAAACAATGCCATACAAGATTATTAAAAGCGAAACTCCCAGAGGGTGGTATGTAATAACTACCGCAACAGGTAAAAGACATTCAATAAAGCCATTCAAAACCAAAGCAAAGGCAATGGAACAATTAAAAGCATTATATGCCAATGCCAATGATATAGAAGGAGCAGGAATAGGCGACTTTCTGAAAAAGGGAGTATCTGCAATTAAATCACGGTTGCGGGCATTTAGCGGGGTTCGTCTTGATTACTCACCATCGATAAGGCAATTTTTACAATCAAATGGTGATTCAATAATTACAGGATTAACAGTATATAGAGCACCAGTAGAAAAATATGTAAAGACATTAGCAAATATAGTTAGTCTAGGTAAATTTAAACAATTACTAAACAAGAGTTATGATGAAGTATATCATTTATTTCTTAAAATAGATTTGAATAAATCGGGTAGTAGTTTTAGTATTATTATTGAAAAGAATGCGGTTATTAGTATTAAGCCTTTTAGCCCTAATGATGTTGTTAATGCTGAAGCATATGTGTTAAAAGATATACCACCAAATATGACATTAAATACTTTTCTAAGTAAAGCACAAGATACCACAAGCCCAGAAGTGTATTTCAAATATGATGCATTAACAACCAATTGCCAAGAATATATATTAAGGTTGCTAGAGTCTAACGGATTAATAAATAGTAATCCAGATGCAAAAAAATTTATATATCAAGATATGCAAACATTGAAACAGCAATTACCAACATTTAGCCAAAAGATAATGAAAGGAATCACCTCACTCGCTGGAGTTGCGGATGTTGCAATTCACGGGTATGGATTAATTAATGCTAATTTAAACATAGGATATTAATTTTACTTAAATAAAACAACTTAAAGAATACGGAACTATACGGTTTAATACGGAAATGGATTTTAAAAACGGCAGAATTTACAAGATAACTAGCAATAGCACTGATAAAATATATATCGGTAGCACTTGTCAACCATTATCAAAGAGAATAGTCGACCATAGATGCGATTATAAACGCTTTGTAAATGGTAAGCGTGGCAAAACTACTAGTTTTGAATTAATTGCACTAGGTGATGCAATTATAACCTTAATTGAGGATTATCCTTGCGAACGTAAGGAACAATTACACGCTAGAGAACGATATCATATAGAGTTAAACAAAGATATATGTGTTAATAAAAATATTCCTACTAGAACCCATAAAGAATATTATCAGGATAATAAAGAACATATAACAGAATATCATATAGAATATAAAAAAATAAATAAAGAAAAGATAGTTGAATACCGTAAAGAATATAAGCAAGTTAATAAAGAAAAAATAGCAGAATATAACAAGCAAAAAATAACGTGTATATGTGGTGGCATTACGGTTAAGGGTAGCAAAGCAAGACACGAACAAAGCAAAAAACATCAAGCATTTATTCAATCACAATCACAATCTTAATTAATTATTTTTATTTGTTTTTTATTTCTTTGTAATTAATAATAAAATAAATTCTAGAATGTCAAAATCAGAAGATGTGTATTTTTCCCGTAAAATGGTTAGAAAAATTCGTGGTAAGAAAGAACCTATAGTGGTTGAAATTCCAGAAAAATATACACCAGCACAACGCAAAGGAATGCGAGGTATTAAAAAGATTGAAGAACGTAATCCAAAATCATTGAATTATTTGAAAAAGAAATATACTACTGGCACAACTAAAGGCAAACTACAAGAGGCAAATCTAATGCTACAAAAAAGACAAAAAGATTTAAGTAATATTTTAAAAAAGAAAAGGAAAGCAGCAGAAGCAAAAACAGAAAAAACAGTGCAATTGCCACCTGAATTTTATACTTTAATTAAAGCATTAAAACCAGAAACACTTAAATCAAAAGAACTACCAGCAACACAACAAATTAGAAAAGAAAAAGAACGTGAAAAAGAACAGGCAGATATTAGCAAATCAATTGAATTTCAAGCAAAACAAATTAGGCAATTAGGACGACCAAAAGGAATTGGAAAATATACTGCACCTATTGAAATTGAAGGATTCACTGAAACAGCACTATCTAGAGCAACATTAGCAGATTTAAAGAAAATTTCTGATGCATTGAAAATACCAGGTAAAAGAGCAACAGAATCAAAAGCAGATTTTGTAAAACGCCTTTATTTAAAAAGACAAGAAGATGAAAAACAATATTTTAAACAATTAAAACAATTAGAAGATGCAGAAGAAGATGATTTAGAATTAAAAGGATTATTTGAACCACCAGCACCACCAGCACCAGGCAAAAAAAGAGGAAGACCGCCAAAAGCAAAGGGAGCAGCAGCAGCAGCACCAGCATCACCCCCACCAGCACCAGCACCAGCACCAGCACCAGCACCAGCACCAGCACCAGCACCAGCACCAGCAGCAGCAGCACCACCATCACCACCACCAGCAGCACCAGTTGCAGGATTAGGATTATACAAGAAACGAGGAAGAGGACGACCCCGTAAGCATCCTATTAAGGGTTCCGGATTTCTTGATACAGTAGTAGATTTAGGTAAAAAGGCTTATAATTTTGTTAAAGAAAATCCTGATGTAATTAAAAAAGGTATTGAATATGGTAAGAAAGGCGTTGAAGTAGCAAAGAAAGGTATTGACTATTATAAAGCATCTAGAAAGGCTAAAGGTGGAGCATTGATGATGCCAGCACGCCGGGGAGCATCTACCTATCAATCATATTTCTAATTATTTCATTTTATTTTTACAATTTTATATATCAATAAATAATAATAATCATTCTAGATAACATTATAAATATGTCATTACAAAATATTGTAGCAGAATACATTAAAAAACCATTATCAGGACAAGAAATAAAACGGTTGACCGGTGTTTCACCTATACTATATAGTGATTTAGCAAAGTATAAAACATTAGAGCAAGTATTAGCAGTTCATAGCAAACCATATGCAATTATACTTTATCAAGTAAGCAGTAAGACCGACGGGCATTATAATGCAATTGGCGTGAATTTTGAAGGCAATCCATTCCAATTTGACCCTTACGGATTTCCTGATATCAAAATACAACAGCTTAGCCCATATGATGAAAAATTACCAGATTATATAACACCATTATTAGAGGATTATGCAAAACGAAAAAATAAAAAATTAATTATAAATAAAGTTGATTACCAAAGTAAGTCAGGGGGAGTTGCAGATTGCGGGCGTCATAGTGGGCTTGCTTGTATTTTTAGCCAGTTTATGACCTTTGGCAATATGAGTGAATTGTATTTTCATAATCAAGCCCCATATTTACGTGGTGATAATGTAGCAACTGTATTGACTTTAATGTGTCTAGATGATATTGGAAAATACTATCGGGAACACTGAGTTTATAATTTTAGTTCAAATGGTTTTGACTTAAATTTGCCATTTTCGTGTTCGTATAATTGGGCTATTGATTCTACTAAAATAGACTTTGGACTAGATAATTTAATACGTGTATGTAAATTACTTTTACGTGCAATATTTTTTAATTTTGTTAATGACATAGTATTTAAATGTTCTCTTATATTTGCTTCTTTAGGTGTTCTTTTGCTAATTTTACTTATAAGTTTTTGTTTAATTTTTTTTTCTTTTGGTAATTCTTGTATTTCTATATCTGGAATATCTACATTTTGTCTAATTATTTTTTCGGCTTCTTTGGCTTCTCTATGTTTTTTTAATTTTTCTTTTAGTGTTTCCGATACTTTTACTGGTTTAAATTGTTCTTCCTCTTCTTTTATTACTTTTTTTAAAACTATTTTCTTCTTTTGTTTTGGTTCTTCAAATTCTTTAGCATATTTTGCACGTTCTTTTTCAAATGCTAGTAATTCCTGTTGCTGTTCTAGGGCACGTTCTTTTTTAATCTTTTCTAGTAATAGTTTTAATTCTTTATCTTCTTTGCTTGACATTTTAAATATTTTATAATCTATTTAGATTTTAATTCCATAAAATATGCCAGGAATAATATTCCGGTGAGTCTTTATTTTTATATGCCGGTTTGCCATCCTTTAATATCTTACTATGTCTTTTTTTCCAAGCCTTTTTTATTTTATCATCACCATGGTCTATATATGCACCTTCACCAGAAAATGGATATAATCCAAAATGAATAGTTTTACCATCTGGGAGGGTTATCATAAATCGCTTACCTTTTCTATTACTAACTTTAATATCGCCTTCAATACCAATATTTCGTGCAATGTTTTGCACTATTTGCAAACCACGTTGAGACATTAAATTTATTCTAGTATTATTATATACATACAAATAAAATTATTATCTAGAAGTATTATTCAAAATGACTATAATCAAATATGCAATACCTAGTTATAATAGAGTAGAAATACTCAAAAGCCACACTCTTGCTATGCTAGAACACTATAAAATACCTAAGAAACAAATCTATTTATTTGTTGTTGAAGAAGAATATAAAGTGTATCTAGAAGCATTACCAGATTATAAAAATATCATTATTGGTGTAAAAGGATTATATAACCAACGTAATTTTATTACTAACTATTTTAAAGAAGGACAATTTATAGTTAATCTAGATGATGATATAAAAAAAATAAACTCTCTAAACTCGAGCTTGCGAGCCCGAGCCCCGCAGTTAAAACAGTTAGATAATTTTATTGAGTTAATAAATAAAGCATTCAAATTATGTCAAAATCACAATGCATATATATGGGGTATTTCACAGACAAATAACCCATATTTTATGAGAGACAGTATAACATTCAATTTTGCTTTTCTTGTAGGGCATTTATGGGGATGTATCAATAGACGTTCTAGCGATTTACAAATTACAATGGATATTAAAGACGACTATGAACGTTGTATTAAATACTGGTTAAAAGACAAAACACTAGTAAAATTAAACTATATCAGTGCAGATACTATTATTTATGATACACAAGGAGGTTTACAAATAGTATATCCAGATAGAACTGAAGCAAGTAAAACCAGTTGCGAACAGTTATTATTAGCATATCCAACCTATTTTAAAATTAGAACAACACAACTTAACAATTTAAATGACTCTAGATATTGGGAATTACGATGTCGCCAACATCATATAAGCCCTAATAACTATTATACACGATTAGAACCGATTAAAAAGGATTGTAAAATTATAAATAGTATTCTAGAATACCTAAAAAATAATAAGTTAGAAACAAATTATAAAAGACTAAATAGTGGTATAGGACAATCACAATGTTTTGGCAAATATCGCATACGCAAGAAAACCGGATTATATGATAGTAAGAACAATGACAAATACCCTGATTTATACCAATTATTACGAGAATTTGGCAGTATGTATGTTATACAACATATTCCAGAATACACATCTATACAAGTTAATGTTAATTATAAATCTAAACCCCATTATGACCGTAATACTGGCTACAGTTTCATTGTTGGATTTGGTGATTACAGTAATGGGGATTTGGTTATTAATAGTTATAAGCATAATATACGATATAGCCCACTTTTATTTAATGGTCATTCGTGGTTGCATAGCACTGATGCTTTTGAAGGTAATAGAATTAGTCTAATTTATTTTAAACAAAATATTAATTTATAGTAATAATGAATTCACAAATTACAACAACTATCAAAAACCTAGATATAAATAAAAAAACACAAATATTTAATGTTATTAAAACTAATAAAGAGAAATACACAGTAAATCGCAATGGTATATTTATTGATTATTTAAAATTAACTGAAAATAGTAAAAAACAAATTAGAGATATAGTAGAAAGCAATTAAAAGTCCAAATCGTATTCGGTTAATGTCATAGTAGTATATACAGTAATTACAGGTTTATTCCTTTTTGCTTCTTGTTGCATTTGCCATCTATTATTAACACAACTACTACATAAATTATTATACTTCATTTTTTTATTATCACAATCAACACATAATAACCTACATGCATTACAAATATTATCTAGCCTATTTTTATGTTTTTTCTTACATCTATCACAGTGCTTGCCTACATTATCTTTATCTATAAACTGCTTTATACAGCAATTCCCAATCATTAAGTTATCAATTGAACTATTTATACCATCCTTATGCATTAAATACCGCACATTTAAAATTTTATGACCGCAAATACACACATCAGCCACACTTAATTGTTCCTTTCTTTCAGTATTTTCTATATAGTCTTTCAGGTCATCTTCATTAAGTCCATATTTGGCTTGCAAACCACTAACAAATTTACTATGTAATTTTCTATTCATTCTAGACACACTTTTATTTTATATCTATTTGAATTCTTTTAAGTTATTTTAAATATAAGATATTTTAAATACCAATATATTATTACAACTATTTTATTATTTATATTACTGTGTTTTTAATATATTAATCTTATTTATTTTTTTTTTTTAGTTATTAAGTAGATATACTATATTAGTAAGTAATATTAAGTAGTAAAAAATTATTAGTTAAAAATAGTATTAAGGATTTGACGAGTTAGATGACTATTGATTACTTTGACTATTATTATAAAGTAAAATAAATATTAAAATTATAGTTATAAGAAAAATAAAAAAATAAAATTATAAGAAGACGTGAAAAACGAATTTTTTTCATCTACCTTTTAGTTGTCAGGGTCTTCAAAAGTCGTCTAACTCGTCAAATCACGTATAGGCAAACTCGTCAAAGTCGTCAAATTAATTTTATTATAAAAAGCTTAACGCTTGAGTAATCATATCTCTAACTAACGGAGCAGGTATAAAATACTTTTCCTCGATTGCAGAAATATCTGCGACTCTTACCAGATTTTTAGCATCACAATTCTGTTGAGGGGTTTCCTCTTTTAAATGTAAAGGAAAATTACTCCAAAAATCTGTTGGTTTTCGTCTCTTGTCTCCATACAAGCAATAGTATGTAGTAGTCATATACGGTAGACGTTTCATTCGTTTATCCATCCGCATCATACCTCGTGGATTTTCAATAATGTAAAGCAAGTCTGGATTTATCTTTTTAAAAAAGTTGATAATCGTAAGCGTCTTATAAAGTATCTTTGTGCCTAATTTTGCTCTTTCACTGATGGGTTCAGCTGTTTGAGTATCTCTTTCTTTAAACGGGTAGGCTAAAACGCTAAATGTATTACAAGGGGGTGATGCCCAGATTAAATCGGGGATAAAACCAGTTTCGTTATAAAACTTTTTGTAGTCCCATTTTAATATGTCTGTCTGGATGTCGGGCTTATACTTTTCCTCAAAATCTAATGATACTATGTTAAAATTCTTTTTAGCAACTTTCCCTATACTACCAGTCCCTTTGAAAAGCTCAAGCATGTTGTATTTCTCTATCATTTATATTTATATGATATATAAATTAAATTACTTTTCCTCGAGTCCATAAAAGCAATTATAGCCAGTTTTTTTGCTTTTTAAAACTCCTAATAATTCTATTTTCTTATAAAATGCTATTTGCGATATACTTTGATTATAAAAATCACTATTACGATATTCTTCAAAAAGATTACAACATTTTATATATCGTTCATAATTATTTGTAATTTTATATGCTTCTTCAATCCAGTCTTTAACACTATTTTTCTTGTTGTTTGCTAAATCATAAAATGCTTTGTATTTTTTATGTTCTTCAATTGTTTTTTTTAATTCTTTATTTTCTTTACCTATTTCAATATGTTTCTTCATTAAATTATCATATTTCTGTTTCATATCATAAATGGTTTTATTTAGTTCTTCTATTTTTAATTTCTCATTAGATGGTTTCAAATCATATGGTGCTTTTTTAACACTAATTAATTTCTGTTCTGTTTTTGGTATTTCTTCTCTAGATTCTTGTAATATAGATTTAATAACTGGTTCTGCTCTAATAACTGGTTCAATTGAAGGTCTATGACTAGCAAGTTCAAATACTGGTATAATAAGTGGTTTTGGTATTTCATCTGGCTTAGGTGTTTCATCTACAATTGCTTCTGGAATATCAACACTACAATTTATAATTGGTTCTTGATTGGTAATTGGGCGTTCTTCTTCATCACTATCATTACACACAATAATAGGTTTTTTTAATTGAATACGTTTTGAAGGTTTTTTAATTACTTCTTCATCTAATCCTAAAACTCTATTACGTTCTTCTAAAAATTCCTTCATTCTTTTTTCAGATTCTTCTTGAAAAAATTCATCTTGCTTTTTCTTTGCTAAGGCAATAGCATCTTTAATTTCTTTATCTTCTTTACTAGACATTTGATGAGTTAGACAACAACTGATAAATTTGACAAGTTTTTATATTATAAGTAGATAATATTTTATTTTTTTAAACTAATTAAATACAAAACACTAAATTTACATTTAAATACAATTAATTTCTACTCAGTTTAAAATTACGTATCTAGAAAAATAATTATTTTAGGGATAAACACATTGATTGTCACCAGATAACAAATTTATAATAATTTGACGACTTTGACGAGTTTGACTATACGTGATTTGACGAGTTAGACGACTTTTGATAACACTGACAGTTCAGAGGTGGATAAAAAAAATTCATTTTTGTGGTCTTCTTATAATTTTATTATTTTATTTATTTTATAACTATAATTTTAATATTTATTTTACTTTATAATAATAGTCAAAGTAATCAATAGTCGTCTAACTCATCAAATTCTTAATACTATTTTCTTTTTAACTATTTTATTACTTTTTAATATAATTATTTAATATGATTTTAATTAATAAATTCTTTGTAATAAATAATACTAAGTAATAAGTATAATGTTATCATTAAAAGATGGATTACCAATAGCAATTATAAATGGTAATCTAGATAAAAAAATATATTACAAGGAAGCAAATAAAGAAGATGAACCAGAATTAGATACTACACAGCAACAAAAGAATAAGATTTTAAAACAGTATCTAGAAAGAAATGACAAACTAAAAAAGGCTGATATTGAGGAAATATTAAGTGCCTATACTTCATCTGCAAATTTAACGGATAAAACGAAGCAAAAAATACTTGAAAAGGGTATAGACTATGTTAATGCATCTTTAAAACGGTATTTAGACTTTGGTAAATCTACTAGTTTATTTCCATTAATCACTGAACCTAGTTTTCGTGCCTTATGTACTGGGGGTTCTGGTAGTGGTAAAACACACTGGGTTAGTGAGTTTTTAAAGGTAAATAAGCCTAGGAAAGGAGCAGGTATATTTATGTTTTCACCCTTTGAAGAAGACCCATCTATTAAGAATAAAAATATAATACCAATCAAATTGGAAAATTACGAAGAAGAATTTGAACGCCCATTTGATATTGAAGACCTACCAAAAGGTAGTATATGCATATTTGATGACGTTGATACTTATAATAAACAGTATCGTCAAATGTATTTAGATGTCCGCGACACATTGATGGAACGTGGAAGACATTTAGATATTTCAACTATTAATATTCAACACAATCCACTACAAGGAGTAAAAGGGAAAATAGTTTTACGTGAAAGTATGTATTATGTATGTTTTCCAAGGTATAATGTGCGAGACACTAAAGTATTATTAAAAAGTTATACAGGTATGACAACAGAACAAATAAATGAGGTAATGAACGTTGATTCTAGATGGGTAATGATTAAAAAATCAGTCCCCAATTACTATGTAGCAGAACATAGTATAGGATTATTACATAATTGAAAGATATTTTAATTTAAAAGATATTTTAAATGTAAGTATATAATAAAATGGAAAATAATCAATCTCTAGAAGAGAAAAAAATTGTTAGTGATATTAAAGAGTATAGAAAACAGTATTATGAGCGTAATAAAGAAAAAATAATAGAAAAGAATCTACAAAATTATTATACTAATAAAGATTTAAGGACAGAACAAATGCGAGATTATCATAATAAAAATCGCGATATTATTTTGCAAAAAAGAAATGAAGGTTGTTTATGTAATTGTGGGGGTAAATATACATTAGTAAATCAAGCAAAGCATTTTAAAAGTAAAAAGCATATTGCATATCTAGAGCAACAATAAATTTATTTTTTATTTTTTATCTGTTTATACTTTAAATAAGTAATTAAAAAAATACAATGACTGATATAACTGCACGTAATAATATTTTCTATGAGGCACGCGGATTTAACGCTACATTACAACCAATAACAGCAACACAAGATGAGGCTCTCATTTATCCATTATTGCGTGATGCTGGAAACTATGCCGTGGGAGTTGCAAAGGCTACTATACCGTTGCAAGCTGTGCCATTAAGAAAAAATAATATTCCACTAAAAACATATCAAGTTGGATTAAAACAGGGTTCTTTCTCTGGCACTGCATATGTTCGACAGATAAATAGTAATACTAATAACTTCTTTTTTAGCCAAAATGGATTGTCAATAAATAAATATACATATACATCTAGTGGTTCAACTACAGTGTTAGGTGCATTTGATGTTAGCCCATATATGAATTACTTATATGATTTCCTAGTAGATGATTATTTAAATTATTATTGTGTTGGTAGTAATTTTAATTCTAGTTTTGGTGATACACTATACATAATCTCAAATACTTCAGTATTAATAGATACCTTGCAATTTACAAATATCAACTCAATATATATAAATGGCACTCAAACATTATTCATTGCAGATACTACACCGGCAGGTGGTATTATTACTGTTTATAGTAATTTGAATAGTGCAGGTAGCGTTCAATTAACATTGCTAGCCACAATTACAGCAGACTTTGCAACTAATCTTTTACAGAATATTGTTTTTGTAGTTGCTACTCTAGACACTATTATAATAGGACATGACACTAATATACTTACATACTACAATCAACAATATGAGGCTACAACAGATTATACTATAGCAAATGTAGTGCAAATGACCGCCGCCAATGTATTAAATGGAAATGGCACTTTGATTGTTGCAGATAGTAATACACCCGTAGACTCATTTTATGGCATCCAAAGTAATAATTTATATAATGCTGATACATACACCCAAGAAACATATAATGTGGCATTAAATGGTAATCCTGCTATATTATCAACACTTCCATATGCATTTTATGCCGGAAGCGATACATTCACATATTATACTAGTTGGGCTATTCAATCGCCACCAGTTGCTCCATTACTTGCAAATAATACTACCGCAATTAGTGTTATAAGCAGTAATAAAAATGGGATATATGCAATTACAGCAACCAATGAATTTGTTTGTTTTAATCTAGATTTACTTGGTAGTAATCAGTGGTTTTCATTTGTAAATACTCAGCAAATAAATGGTAATGACATTATCTCTATGGATTGGAATGCAAGCAATGATTATTTAGTG